AAGGTGGCGGCGAGACTACAAAAGCATTAGGTGGCGGCGGTTGGGGCAGCGAGGGCAGTGCCCCCGGTGGCATTCCCACAGCCGGAGATCCAAACACAGGAGGAGGCGCTGGCGGCCAGGGAGGAGGAGGCAACAATCTAGCTGGTGGATCTGGTATAATTATTATAAGGTATCCAATAACATTCAACCCAGCTGTAGTAACTGGAACGGTATCATTGTCTACAGTCAATAGTAATTTTGTTTATACTTTTACCGGTTCGGGTACTATATTATTTCAGAACTAACTAATTCACAGACAAAGAGTGTATAATTAATAGCATGAAACTAGCTATTATAGACATTATTGGTATTCCATATGACGGTACAACCGTTTTCAAACAGGGCTTGGGTGGCAGCGAAAGTGCTGTTATCCTAATGAGCAGAGAACTTGCTCAAATTGGGTTTGATGTTACAGTTTTCAATAACTGTAATATTGACCATGCACTGCCGGGCACATACGATCAAGTAACATATCGCCCACTTACAGATCTAGCACAGGATCACGAGTTTGATATTGTTATCAGCTCACGCACAATCATCCCATTTACTGACCCTGCAGACTATCCAAAATTAAATGACTATAGGAGCACACCGTTCGCTCCTATGAATCTTTATGATAGGATTATCAGTAGAGCACGTATGCGTGTATTGTGGATGCATGACACATTTTGTCTAGGTGATAACCTAATTGAAGAACTTGCAATTGCCGATAGAATTACAGACATTTTTACACTAAGTGATTTTCACTTGACCTATGTTGCTAACTGCGATCACGGGAAGCGCAGAAACTTTGAAGTACTCAAGCGTAAGATGTTTATTACTCGTAACGGTGTACGCATCTACAATCGAGAAGTTGATATTGCCGCCAAAGACAAGAATCTGTTTGTCTACAATGCGTCAGTTACTAAGGGAATGATCCCTTTAGTTAAACTGATCTGGCCGCATATTAAACGTCACATACCTGAAGCTCGATTAAAAGTCATTGGCGGCTACTATAGGTTCAGTACAGGGTCGGAACCTGACCAACAAGAAAAAGATTGGCGTGCCATGGCCGCCGATCCTCAGCTGGCAGCACAGGGTATAGAATTTACCGGAGTTATTAGTCAGAAGGAAATCGCTGATATACTAACTCAGGCAAACTTTATGCTGTATCCAGCAGCATTCCCAGAGACCTATGGTATTTCATCAATGGAAAGTCTCTGTTACAACACTCCCATTGTAACCTGCAGATTTGGCGCACTTGAAGAAATAGCAGTAGCGGGTGCCTGTTACCTAATCGACTATGCTATCGAACCTAACGGTTTGTTCCCTAACATAAATGTTCCGCATCAAATTGAACAATTTGTCAAGACTGCCGTAGAGGCCTATCGAAATCCTTACCTGCATCAACAGAAACAATACTATTGTAACATTGTCAAAGATATTGCAGGATGGGATAGTGTAGCACTGCAATGGAAGCAACACTTCTACAAGCGTACAGGGTGCTATCTACGTAGAGACGACTATCGTGCGGTTAGTAAGATCAATCATAGACTGCACAAAATTTACAATCGCAAGTTTCACAATACTGTTGAGCTAGAAGATTACAAGCCCGGGACAGAACAGCCTATTGTTGTTGTCAGTACATTCTATAACTGTGCAAACTATATTACAAGATGTATTGATAGCATTGCTGCACAGGACTACGATAACTATCGCTGTATCTTAGTCGATGATGCCAGCACTGACAATACACTAGAAGCATTGTATGTTGCATTGTCACACTATCCGGCTGACATTCGAAATAAGTTCGAAGTTATCGAAAATCAAAATAATGTAGGTGCTGTAAAGAATCAAATAGATGCATTTAGATCTATACAAGATCCCGACGCTATTGTTATGATTCTAGATGGCGACGACAGTCTAGTAAATGACAATACTGTGTTTAGCTACTATAACAATGTCTATGATGGCACAACAGAATTCAGTTATGGCAGTTGCTGGTCAATGGTTGATAATATTCCATTGATTAGCCAGCCTTATCCTGAGCACGTAAAGAACAGCAAAGAATATAGGAATCATCATTTCAACTGGATCTTACCATACACGCATCTACGTACCTTTAAGAAACATTTAATTGACGAGTTAGACGACAGCCTATTCCAGGACGAAACAGGTGCATGGTATAAAGCTGGAGGTGACGGTAGTATTTTCTATGCCCTTATTGAATCAGCCAATCCTGCCCGAGTTAAATGCCTGCAGGATATTGTATATAATTACAATGATGTTAATCCACTCAACGATTACAAAGTAAATGCTATTGAACAGAACGTAGCAGCTAAATCTATTATTAAAAAAATGAATCCATCTAAAAAAAAGATTCTCATAGCAATTCCGACAGCTCGTAATATTGAGCCGGAAACTTTTAAAAGTATCTATGACTTGATCATCCCCGAGGGCTACGAAGCAACGTTCCAATACTTCTACGGATACAATATTGATCAAGTACGAAACTTAATCGCCGACTGGGTAGTTAAGGGATATGATTATTTGTTCAGCGTTGATAGCGATATCAGCTTTCCTCCTAACACACTGTTAAAGCTGTTGGCGCACGACAAGGATGTTGTTAGCGGATTATACATACAGCGCAAGCCGGGCTTGCACATTCTTGAAATCTATGAGCACACTGCTCAAGGTGGTGTTACCAATATGCCTTACGAAAAATTAAAGGGCAGGAGCCTAGTAGAAATTGCCGGGTGTGGTTTTGGTTGTGCCTTAGTCAAAGCAGAAGTAATGCGTGAAATAGGCTATCCACAGTTTAAGTATTATAGTGCGGTTGATCATAGACACACTGTTTCAGAAGATGTAGATTTCTGTCGCAAGGCATTAGATAGAGGTTTTAAAATTTGGGCAGATCCTAGCGTATTGTGCAGCCACACTGGCAGTTTTACATTTAATGTAGATACGGCTATTCCTGCACTGCCCGATGCAAAGCCTTTTAGCATTCAGGATAGACTAAGAGAACTAGGAAGTCAGCGATTAATTCCACGTGATCATGTAGATTATCTTGCTAAACTAAAAAATCAAGGGTTTGAACCAAAGGTTATATACGATATCGGTGCATGTGTGCTACATTGGACCAACGAAGCACAACGTATTTGGGATCGAGCAGAATATGTTGTTTTTGAAGCTATGGACAGTAGTGAGTTCTTATTTAAAGAACGTGGGCTAAAATATCACATGGGTGTGCTGAGTGACGAGAGCGGTAAAGAAGTTGACTTCTACCAAAATGATGTTCATCCAGGCGGCAACAGCTATTACAAAGAAAACGAAGAAGTTAATCCAGAAACAGTCAACTACTTTAACGAATCACATCGTCGTAGGCTAAAGACAGTAACTCTAGATGCTGTGCGCCGACTTAAAAACTTTCCTGCTCCGGACATGATTAAAATGGATGTGCAAGGTGCAGAGTTAGATGTACTAAGGGGTGCTGTAGAAACACTGTCCACAGTGAAGCATGTTATTCTAGAACTACAGGTAGTGGAATACAATAAAGGTGCTCCTTTAAAAGATGCTGTAATCGCCTACATGGACACACAGGGTTTTGACTGTTTGGGCATCTTTAGCAACAATGGACCCGACGGAGATTATCACTTTGTTCGACGCTAAATACTGATATGAGAGCACGTCAGTTTATCGTTGAGGGCGCAGAAGAAAATGCCAATGTTGTGGAAATGTTTCGAAAGTTCCTACCATTAGCTATGGAGATCCTTGAAATAGATCAACTGCCCAAGATGCAGTTTGCACCAGATCTAAATACAGGCGAACAGCCTAGCTTTGGAGCCTATGTGCCAGGTGAGAATACCCTGTTAGTTGCATTAAAGAATCGTCACCCTGTAGATATACTGAGAACAGTGGCACACGAACTAGTACATTTCAAACAAGATCAGCAGGGCGAGCTAACGGACAACAGTGGCGAAACAGGTAGCCCACATGAGAATCAAGCACATGAAATAGCAGGAGTTATTATGCGTAACTTCAACAAACGCTATCCAGAATACTTAAAAAGTAAGCCACTATAAAAAAAGGACCCAAAGGTCCTTTTTTATTTTCTATATATTATTGTGGGCTATGCCCTATATTATTATAATAAATTATTTTCTAGTAGCACCAGCATTAACAAAACCGTACATCTTTTCAGCTGTTTCTAGAACTTTTTCAAGTCCTGGAAACTCTGGCATATTGACCTTGCTAACGATTTGGCCAGTCTTTTCGTCGCGCTCAGCAGTCATTTCCCAACCGGCAAACTTGACTTGAAAGTCTTGTTGTACCATGTCTTTGGCCATGGCCAGGATGTCTGTGCGGATTTCGTATCCGTTCTTATTAAATTTTACTTCTGGTAGCTTTGGTGTTTCAAAATTTGACATTGTATTTTCCTTGTGTGTGTATTAAGCCTTAGTAGTGGCTTTTTCTTTAGTCTGTGGAAATGCCTTGTTGGCAAAAGAATCCACGGAATACTTGGCAAGATCAGCAAAGTTCTTTGACAACATCTTGGCAAATGTAGTCTGAGCATCGATATATTGATGTGCTGCCTTGTTCAGTGTAGGATCAGTAATGATCTTATCTGTTAAACCACGCTTGGTAGTTTGAAACGCATCGATTTGTGCTTCGAGCGTGAAGTATGGTGCAAATGCTGAAAACATATTTTTCTCCTTGTGTGTATGTTTGTATAAGCAGTATCATTACTGCCTAAGTATTTATTATATAGACCTTGTCACGCTTTGTAAAGCGATCTGACAAAATACAATATTACTTGCCAGCCAGTAATGTCTGTGCTTCTTTGTGCATGCCTACACGAACCATAGCGGCGGCGGCGCGAGCTTGACCAATGCTTAGGCCAATTTCGTATAGAATGTTTAGTAATTTTTTCATAGATAGCTTTCCTTTTGAGAATTAAATTGTCGGATGTAGTTTTCCAACTGAGCGGCATCGGTAATGCCTTTGGTGCTTAGATACGCATCTAAGCGGCTTTGATAACTGCTACCTGGGAACATTTCAGCTAATCGTTCCATGATAGAGATCATTTTTTCTGATATGTATTTCATTTTGTTTTCCTGTGTGTTGTAATCAGTATCAGCTCATGGTTTCTACTGATACTGTATTTAGTATAACATATGTTGCACCGCCGCAAAAGACTTTTCTCTAGTGAGCAAACACTAACTTTTATTTTACCAAATAATATGCTACACTATAACTAAATAAA